CCGAAAAAGTAGAAGTCAGCAAACTTGTCGCCGCCGTCAGCAGTAACAACGCCGTTTACATCAGATGTGATGTCAGCATCTGAAATACGAACTCGGAAACAAACGCGAGTAGCGTCTTTACGAAGAGTATCAAGAGCGGCGTGGTCAGAAGGTACGTAGTTCAGAGTGAATTCCAAAGTAGGAGCATCAGACTGGCCAGAAACCTGTGAGCTAGAAGCTTGACCGTAAACAGGAACGTTTACGACGTTTGCAGGAGTACCCAGTGAAGGGAACTCGCGAATGTTGCCAACGTGAACAACTGCAGACTCGGGAGTTTCAGCAACAGAAGTCGATGCCGCCGCGGCGCTCAAGTTAGAAACGAACAAGTCAGCAATGTCAGCGATAGCGCTGTTTGCGTTCTGTGCGGTAGTAGGTACGTAGTCCAGAGTAGTGAACTTAGCCGCACCAATAGAAGTAATGTGTGCCATTAGTATTTAACCTCAGTGATTAGTTGTAGTGAGTAAAATTAACAGAAAAATCCCCTCTAAACAAATCAGGATTGTCTTTATCGACACCTAATATATTTAGTGTACTCGCTTGAGTTTGAGTTCCGTTTCCAAGGGATTTTGCCTGTAGTAGTGTATCAAGAATATCTGCTATTTCCATAAGGCGTTTTAAGCCTTGATTAGCTTGAACATAGATTTGAACGTAAATAATACCTTCAATTCCACATCTGCCGTAGTCGCTATTGTCACGCAAAGGTAACACCTCAAGCTTGACAAATTCAGATGTGTTTTCTGGTATTCTAAAGTTTGCAGGAAAAGCAGAAATGTTTGTTGATATCCAAGTAGAAGTAGCAAATTGCCCTTCAATATCAGACAGTAAATTAACAAATTTAGCCATTTATGCCTCCGTAACTATTAGCGTTACAAGTCCTGGCTCTACTTTAAAAGAGATAATAGTGTGGGATTGGGTACCTACTACTACTTTGTCATAAGATTTAGGATCTGGCAGGTCTGATTCCTTTACCAGCACTTCTTTGATAGGGTTAGCAATAGTTTCAGAAGTAACATCTTGATCAGCATATAGGATTATAGCCTGTACGCGTGTAGATACTACTGTTGCTGATTTAGAGCTGTTCCCAAAGTCATAGGATTGTGCTGATGTGGTTTCCAATGTTACCGTTTGAGCCAAATCTCCAACCTTTTTAAAAGCAGTATCGACGGCTTTAGTAATTTTTGCTTTTAAAGACATAATTACCAACCCCGCCAATATTTAGTATTATTTCTTAGCATAGGTTGAACAACTTTACGAACAATAGAGGGAAAGGTCGAAGCGTCTTGTACTTCAGTGATTTCAATAGACCCTACTTTGATGTTTTCTACACTTCCAGTGCGGTCCATTATTCCATCATTGTTTACTAGATGGTAAGCAAGCTCGTATGTAGCTCTGCGAACTAGTCGCATGTCTCGTCCGAGTGAGCCTTCCTCTTCGTCAGTTGTTACAAATGTAAAAGTAGAAAAGGCGATGCGTAAGCCTCGGCTGGTATCCATAAAAGAGCCAGCACGAGGAAAAGCAAGACTTTGATTTTGATTCTGAACTTGTCCAGCCCAAGACATTTCATCTAGGATGTTAGTTGCAGTAATCAAAGCTTGCTCTTTTAAGTCATCACCTGATTGTATCCAGCTAGCTACGTCTAATCTATCTTCGAAGTAACTGTCGGCTTCTGAAGCAGTGACATAAGAGTTAGTGCCTTTTATTAATGCCATTTCAGTTACTCCTCAAGATAATTAAGCGTGGAAGATAGGCAGAATGCCAAGGTTAAGAAGGTCAGCTTTACGGACCCAAGCAGGAGTAGCGGCAGAACCGGCCAATGCTGCGTTAGTGGCGAAAGCAGTATCAGTACCACCGAAAGAGTATCCACGTGGGTGCATAACGTATCCCCAACGGTACCAAGCAGTAGTTCGGCCAGCACCCATGCCTACGTTCTCATTGCGGTCAACAGCAACGGGATTAGGAACAGATACAGGTGACATGAATACTGAGCTAGGAAGCATCATGAAAGATGTCTTAGCAGAAGTG